TAACCGGTAGCAGCATTACCTGTTGCACCTGCTGCTGTTGCTGGCATTGGAGCACCTTCACCATAGCCTAATGGCGTAGCTGCACCCCAACAGGCGTGATTATTTGTTGCTGCCATAGTACCACCCGAACCACCAAGACCGCCAGGAAGATTTAATGTACCGCCTGATGCTGTACCACCTGCGCCGCCTGTACCTGTAGAATAGACTAAGCCACCACCGCCACCGCCTGCGGTATAAGTTACAGAGTTGTAGATAAAAGTCGAATTTCCGCCCGCTTGACCAGTAGCGTTAGTGCCAGATGTTGAACCACCTGCGCCGACAGTGTATGTTCCTGTATTTTGGCCGGAAACATAAGACAGATAAACTACAACTACACCACCAGAGCCACCGCCACCGCCGCATTGGCCTGCCGTGGTACTAGTTCCGCCGCCTTGTCCGCCGCCGCCGACAATTGTTACTTTAAATTGTGCACCTGCTGTTTGAAGTTGACTTGGAAGATTCCAAGTTGCGCTCGTGCCTGAAGTTTGTACAACCATATTGGAAAAGCCGTATCCAACATCAAGCATAGATGGGTCGATGTAGCCATTTGGGTTTAAGGCAGGAACTAAACCGGCACTACCACTTCCAGAACTTGTTTGCACCGGGGCCGGAACTACAACAGTTATATTACAGGAATTTCCTGCAAAACTTACTGCTGAGCCGGAATTAGTACTGGCCAAGATAGTTGTCCTGGACAGTGTTCCAGGCGAACCTGAAGTATAAGTTCCAATGCCAACTTCCCAGGCATAAGCAACTGTATCATAGATGCAATATACGGTGAGATTGCCGCTGGTAAGTCCAGTAGCAAAAGTAATGCAACCAGTCTGCGCAGAGTTTGGAAGATTTAACGTTCCAGTTCCGCTGACTGTGCCAACTTCCCACACACGATCTGCATATTGAGTTGTTGTCATGATTAGCTCATATCGTCCTTAAATTCAGGCCGAGAAGAAACCTGATTTTTATTGGCCCTGGCGTAAATCCAGCCCAAAGGATTGAAACTGAGGTGATAAATTGCGGTTGAGAGATTAATCACCTGCGTTGTTGCCAGAGAAATAGATAAAAGTACAGGAATAGAATGGTAGTTGGAAGTGTGTACTGATTCTGTTTCTGCAATAGAAACTGCCTTTGGCCTCACCGCGCCCGGAATTAAATTCACAACCTGGCTTGCGGCCAGCTTAACTGCTTTGCCCAAATTCTTGGCAATATAAAGCGCAGAATTTTGTTCATAGGCAATGAATTTGTGCAGATTTTTCATTGCATTAATGACTTGGGATTCAGAAATTAATTGATTTAGGCTATGGCTGATGGATTTTGCCAGATTTGCAGCTTCTGCTTCTGCGATTGAATAGCCTTTACCAAAAGTCTTAACTAATTTCGCAGTTTCGCTTTGGGCAAAAGATACACCCTTGGCTATGAATTTAATAACCAGGATTGATTCTGCACTTGAGGCATAGAGATTTTGAACTCTAAGCCGAATTGAGCTTAAAGCTGCACTGTTTGCAGAAGAAGAAAAGAAAGTTTTGTTGACTGTCTTTAGTGCAGTTGCAGTTTCTGCGGAAGTGAACTTTACAAATTTAACCAGATTTCTGGCATAATTGATTACTTGTGCATTGAAGGCAGAAATTGGCTGCGAGACAATTTTGGTTACTGAATATGTCCGCAGGGCTTTTTGTGCAGTAGCAACACTTATTGCAAGAAGGTGCTTAAGCGTTGGCAAAAGCACTGCATTTACTGATTCAGCCGAGGAAAGAGAAATTGAAAATAGATGCTTTATCGTCGGTAAAAGAACAGCATGGATAGTCTCTGCCATTGTTATCTGAATAAGTGGATGGTAGGTCTGAGTTGCTTTTAGAACCGAATTAATTATTTCTGCGCTTGCGACGCTTACAGCTTTTGTGAGAACTGCATTTTTTCTTGTAATAAAGTTAATTGCTTCGCTAGAGGCAATGCTATAGGCTTTTGATCTGTTTGCGCCTTGCAAGGAATGTATTGTTTCACTTGAAGCAAAAGAAACAACAGTAGGCTTTGCATGAGATGCAGATGCAGCGACAGATTCTGTAGATGTAATTTTTGCAAGTTTCAGCGCAGTCTTAATTGCACTGGCAACGTTTGATCCAGCAAGCTTTAATGCTTTGCTTATAAGCACAGTTCTGCTAACTGATTCCGGAGACGGAATCGAGGTTGATTTTTGCAGATTTCGGACATAATTTATAGATTCGGCATTTGTAAGAAGAATTATTTTCTGCGGCTGCTTTAATGCTTTTATTACTTCTGCCGAAGCTATTGAATTGCTATTGGTTCTTTGCTTAGTGCTAAGCATAGCAACTGTTTCTGCATTGTGCGCAGAAACTGATTGATTGTAGTTTGTTCCAGCAACCGGAGTGTAGGTAATGACAATAATGCCTTGAGCACCATTGCCGCCAGCATTATTGGTTGTGCTATTATAACCACCAATACCGCCGCCGCCACCATAAAGGCCGCCATTGCCGCCGACTGAAGAACCAGCAGTGCTTTCAGTTAAACCACCTGCACCGCCACCACCACCCGAGCCAGCAGTTGCGCCTAATGTTGAAGTCCATTCTGTACCATTACCACCAGCGCCGCCAGTTACAGTTGAGCCGTTTGTATTGTAGCCACCGCCGCCACCACCTGCACCTGCACCACCACCAATGCCAATGTTATTTAATGTACCGCCCGCGCCGCCGCCAGTACCACTATGGTTGTTACCGCCAGTACCACCTGTAGTGCTACCGTTGCCAATTGCAGCACCATTACCACCACCGCCGCCACCGCCACCGCCGCAGCCACTATAGCCAGAATTTGGAACGTCAGTACCAGCATTACCGCCAGCGCCATTCGGGCCTGCCGCGCCGCCGCCGCCTTCTGGACAATTATTTGAGGCTGTAGTTGAACCACCAGCGTAGAGAGTAGTACCTACTGCGCCAGTAGTTGAACCACCGTTATTAGCGTTATAAACTGCGCCATTTCCACCGCCATTTGCGCCGACAGAGGATGTTGCAAGAGAACTGCCGTTAAACCAAGTTGCTCCACCAGCAACGCCATTGCTTTGTGTATTGCCTGCTGTACCACCAGCGCCACCTGCTCCTACTTGGTAGGTGACGGAGTTGCCAGCAATTAAACTAAGATTTGAAATCTTAGAGTAACCGCCGCCACCACCGCCACCGCCACCAGAGTTGTTGCTGCCGTTAGTACCACCACCGCCACCGCCTATACATTCAATGGTATTGCTAGAGTTGTTCCAATCGCTTGGAACAATCCAACTCGAACCAGAAGTTAAAAAGATGACTTTAGCGGTCATGGGTTAGAGGATGCTTTCTAAATCTAATTCTTTTGAATTTGAATTTGAATCTATTTCAACTTGATTGCGCAGATTTCTTTCTTCACGCCATCTTTCTAAACGACTTTTATTTTTTATACCTGTAGGTCTTTTCTTGACCGCTTCGCGACCTAAATAAAAACCTTCCGGTAAAGATTCACCTTCAAAAAGTTTTCTGTCTTCTTTACCATTTGTCATCCATTGAAATGGTCGTCTTGCATCAAGCATTTTTTGCCGTTTTACGGGATCAGACCAAGCAGATGAAGCAGAAGAACTCATTTTGGCTTTAGATTCTTCTGATCGAATTTCACCAGTTCTTGCTCTACCAATTTCACTGATTTTATTTATTCGTCCACGATGCCAACCTTCTGGGATTGGTTGATTTATTGGATGATTGGCTTCTGATTCTCCATTAGTGATTTTTATTGTTGGATTAGCTTCTTGGTAAGCCTTGACTGACGCAGTGCGCTTTGCAATAGTTTCTGGTGTATCTTTCATTCCAATACGTTGTATTGGAATATGCCCTGACTGGCACACTGGATTATTTGCTGCTGCCAGTTTTTTACGTTCTATAGTCTTAGCAGAATCTTTTCTTCCAAGTGGCCCAGCCGCAGCAATAGGCACTACATTGAAACAAGAATCTAAATTATCTATGTAAAATTGTTCACGTACCAGTTTATCCTGTTCCAGGCATTCTTCTATAACCAAAAAAGCAAAAGCTTTGTGTCCATACTTATTCCAGGCATTTTGCAGGTGCGGAGAATGATGACGATTATTATTCAACCGCCATTTATGCGTTTTCCATCTTTTATAGATTGCATCACTTGTATGTCCAACATAGCAACGAGCTGTAGCAATATGCTCAATTTTATAAATAAAAGCCATTATATCCTCCATTCGAGCTTATACTATACTGTGTATAAGCTCGAATGTAAATGATAAAGTAGCCTATTGTAGAAGAAAAGTCATTACGTAAGGGTATCGGTGATGGTAAAAGCTATACTATCATTCACATTAAGCGCAATTCCAGCGAAGTCAGCATGGACAAACATATTGCCACCGAGCGATGCTGGAACTGCGGCAGTTTGGCCTGTAGTCAGCGCGGCGTTGTTGTTGGCATTTGTACCGTCACCGCCGATAGTTACTGGTGTACCAGAAACCTGAATTGCTGAAGGAGAGCCTAAAGACCCACGGGCAATTGTCAGAGTAGTAGAGTTTGCGCCAGTAACCAATACAGTTTCGTTACCGATCTGCGCGTAGTAAGCGCCAGAAGTTGGACCAACGTTAGCGGCCAGAGTCATACTTGTTGCAGCTGCAGTAAGCGAAGCCGAAAGTGTAGTGGTTGTCGAAAGAGTCGTTGTATCAAAAAGTCCGACTTCGGTAATAGTTTTTGCACCGACAGCGCAAGTGATTGTGCCAATGACGCGATAAGTGTCACCAAGATAGTTGGTCGACACCAGAGTTGGAGTACCTGCGGTACGAGCTTCGGTAGCAGGGAAGAACAGATTAACATTTGCATTTGCACTATTGCTAAATGTAAATGTAGAATTGCTCTGTCCCCAGCCAATATTATTTCCCTGGGTGTTGGCGCCCATCATTCTTTCCCAGATGATAGTACGACCAGAATAGGTTGCAGTTGCAGCGGCCATCTTAAATCTCCTTTTCGTCCAAAAGATTAATCAAATCTCGCTGAACCGCAGCGATAACGTCAGTCCAATCATCAAGCTTTGTCTGTCGATAAAGCTTCATATTCGGATACCAGGGTGTTGTTTCACCTTTAGTACCCCAAATCCAGTAAGGATCAGCACAAAGCATAGTCCAGCAAGGAACGCCAATTGCTCCTGCCAAATGTGCAACAGAAGTACAAACAGTAATAATCAAATCCATCTCACGCATAGCAAGTGCAGTTCCGACAAGTCCCTCCTTTTCAATATCGGGAGCCAAATCAATAATCATTGTACCTGCGGAAGTACGCTGAAAGTCTTCATATCCCACGCCGCATTGAAAATTATAGAGTTGAACTCTCGGGTCTTCAGCTAAAGGAATAAGTTGCTTCAAAGGAATAGATCTGTCTCTGTTTCTCAGCATTGTTGGATTACCAGTCCAGGCAATGCCAATTTTCAAACTCGGCAAATCAGGCTGCGGAACATTGCATTGAATGTCTTCTGCATCCAATCTTTCGTTGATCCAGCCAGGATCGGCAGGAACAAAATCTGGCCTAGAGCCGTGAAAATACGGCATAGAACTCAGCCAGCAGGCATAGTCTGTATCTTTTTGCCATGGAATCCCTGGCGGAAGAACCTCAATTCCATGCTGTGTGAAACACCAAAATAGATTTGTCAACTGTGTCGCAATACATGTACGAATTGTGGCCTTGGGATATTTATCCCTCAGCCACGCAAGATAGCGAGAAAGCAAAATTCTATCACCAATTCCTTGTTCGCCCTGAATGTAAAGCACTTTACCATTTAAATCTTCGCCCTTCCACATGGGAACAGGAAAGACTGGATACAGTTCCATACCACGATGACGGAAGCGAATTTCATAGCCTTTAAGCCCAGTTTCCCAGTCACCCTTTTTCAAATGGGTCAGGGCCAAATCCCACATCGCAGCTTCTGGTTTTTCAGAGCATTTGATGCTTCGCTCAAGCATCTCGATAGATTCTTCATATCGGCCCAAAACGTTGTACGAAACGCCTAAGTTTCCCAGATATGTATCTTTCTCCGGTGCAAGACGCACCGCTTCTTCCATGTATTTTAGACCTTCTTCCCTTTGGCCGTCGCGAAATAACCAAAGACCTAAATTCGCAATCGGATGAGGAAGATTTGGGCAAAGTTTCATTGCCCGACGATACATAGAAATTGAAGTCTGATGCTGGTCGCCACTGGCAGTGAGGCCAGAAGCTACATCATTTAGCTTCATCGCTTGATTTTCGCGAAGCTTCTCTATCGAAAGAGTTTGAGAAACTTCTCCGTCTGACGAAACATTGCCGTCAATTTCGATTACTTTATCCAGCATCAGACCAATAACTCCAGATTAAAACGAAAACGCGACGAGTTTGTCGGCCTCAAAAATCGTCTTTGCCTCAGCGACTTCAGATGGTTTCGAAAAGTGCAGAATCCAACTTCCTTGACCTTCATCGGAAACCAGTTCAACCTGCATTTCTGTGATTTCGGCAGTAACTGATTCACCACCAACATCGACTGTCACGTTTTTCGGGTGAAAAGAAACCTTCGCCACTTTCATTGTCACTTGCATTGGAAAATTCCCTTAAAAAAAGATTTAACCCTGGATTTAACCTTAAACTTCAATTCCTGAAATTTGGAACCAAATAGCCAAAACTCCCAAATAGTACCCAAGTCTTCTGTTAATTGCTCATCCCTTTCTGCTTCACAATGAGGACAAATATCACCAACCGGCTGATTTACCCGAGGATCTGTATCATCGACACAGATTTCCGGCCATTGCATAAACCAGGCATCTTTGACTTTAAATACACCAGGCGCGCCACAGTTTGGACATGCTTTGACCAGAACTGCTTTAATTTCTTGATGGCGATAGTTTTCCGCCACCGCGGTTTGAACATTAGGTAGTGGCATTGTTTCCCTCGAACTCAGCAGCCTCTGCTTCGCGGCGTTTAAGAAGACCAGAAATCACTTGACCATTGTGCAAATCCCAACGCTGAAACTGTTCTGCCGCAGCCGAATACTGACCAGAGTTTAACAGCTTCAAAAGCGTAGAAGATGCAAAATTTCCCGAACCAACGTTGTAAACGAAACTTGCAAGAGCAACCCACTCGTCAGAAGTTAGGGGCACTTTTACAGCGTTGGCAATTGTAAGCAAAGCCTGTTGCAGATCACGCATCAGCATGAGCGAAGCAAGTGCTGGACTTACGGGTGGTGTACCTAAAGTTACTGGATTGCCATGAAAGTCGGTTGTTGAACCGTAGCCGATGGTAAAAGGCTCTCCGCCTGAAACAGGGTCAGGATATGGCAGAGCGGAAAAACCCTCAAATGGTTCAATAAATTTGGCCGCCGCGCCGGGGACGTTGCCAGGAATTGGTTGCATAAATTAGTTCCCTAAAGTTATTGCCAGTTCATAGGCCCCGACAACAAAGTCAGAGGACATATAAAGATTTAGGACTTGCATCAACATGCCCCAGGTAATTGCTGTATAGTCCGCACCAGTGTACTGAACTATACACACGCAATGTCCACCCCATGTTCCAGGCTGGCCCTCTGGCACCCATTCTGTTTGTCTTTGTTGCTCAACCGACAACTCACAAATCAAAAGAACTCCGCCAGTCTTGACGATAGAGTTTTTAATCGCCTCAGAATTTGTGTGATCTATTCTTGCGAAGTCGATCAATTCCGCGCCCGCAATTGGATTTTGCTTCCAATATGCAAGGGCATCTTCTGGATTAGTCCCGTTGTCGGTGAGAGGATTTCCCGGAACATAGCCAGTAATTGCTGAATAAAGTTGAGGCCCTAAATCCTCAGTAATCGAATCTTTTCTTCCCGCGCGATAGAAAGTCTCGCGGATATAATTCAAAATCCCGACAATTACACAATCACCAATTTGATCGTTGTGACCAAGAATCAGTGGCGCATCGACCACGCGAGAATAAGAATCGGGCAAAACATCAGTTGCAGGTTCAGTTTCTCGAATTTCAAGCTTGAGATTTGTATCGCAACCAAGTTTAAACTGATGATAATAGGGCATCACTTTAGCTTTCTATTGTTACATTTTACCTTGACCGTTTTCGCTCTCATCTTGTTCTTCTTCGTGGATTTGCCGTCCAACCCAAAGAAGACCCAAAACTAAAACAATAGCTCCAACACCAAGAGTGCAAAAAATTCCAGTTAACATAGAACTAGCCATCGGCTTACTCCTTTAAGAGTTTGCCAGGACTTCCTTTGCCCAATCAACATCGGCGGCTTTTGGCTGTGCCCCAGCGATCAAAATACCAACAGCGGTTTCAATAACCGGCATAAGAATTTGAATAGCCTTCAAAATATTCTGCACAGTCGTGGGAAGAGTCAATCCCTGCAAAGCCGTAACAACTGCACCAAAAGTTGCTACGATCTGTTGGATGATGGGTTGTGCCGCAGCCTGTGACATACCGACTGCAACGGTGTTGATGAAAGTTGAGATTGTCTGCAACTTTGCAGTAACAGTAACAAGAGTTGCAGGCGGAATTACATTAACAGTTCCAAGAACTGCTAACAATGCAGCGACACCGGCCTTAATAAGGCTTAGGTTATTAACCACTGCTTGACCAACTACTGCTGGAGTAACATTCTTCAGATTTGCACAGCCAGCAATTACACCTGCACCAACGAGTGCGCTGGTTGCCAAAAATCCTCTACGGTTTGTCATAACAATCTCCTTTACGACTTTGGTGGGAGTTGTGCCTTTACAGCAGCAAGCTCAGCCTGCAACTGCTTAACAGCATCGCCGGATGTAATAGCCTGCTGCCAGCCTTCTTTCACAAGAATAGCAACAACACCGGAAACACCCATACCAACGAAGGTAATGGTTTGCATAGTTCCGGCAGACATATCCACACCCAAGACACCAAGTACTGTAGCAAGAACCTGGTACGTACTGGACTGACCAAGCTCGGTCAGAATTTTACTTATAAGAGCGTTCATAATTTTAATCCTTAAAGTTTGGCGGCGAAAGCATCCTTCAGATGCTCAAGCTCAAGCCCAAGGTCTGTAGCGACCTTGTGAAGTTCATTGCGAACATGATCGAGAAGAGATTCCGGTACAGAATTGTCAGGAGTTGGTTCAGAATCAGACGCAGAATCAGAATCAGCCACTGGTTCATCAACTACCGGCGCAACTTCTTCTGCAACAGGTACTTCTTCTGCTTCCGGCGCAGCCGGAGCAACTTCGGCCACTTCTTCGGCAGCCGGAGCAACTTCTTCCTCAGCGGGTTTGTTTTCGTCGTCCATAATAGTTTCCTTTACGAATTAAATACACAGAGTAAGCCTGCACCTACAAGCATACCCACGAAGATTTCGCCCCACGAGGCACCTTGAGCAAAGCGTGGAATAGTTGGGAAAGGAACAAACCGGGCGATGACGTATGGCAGCCAGAATAAACTTCCAACAACTAAAAGCCTCAACGACGGTATTCCAAACCAAAAGGCAAGTGCAAATGTTGCTGGAAACATCGCAACCACTCCAGCTTCAC